AGAAGCAAAGAAGAGAAAGATAGATGCCAAAACTTAGTTTAATTCAACGATTAACAGATGAGTTGTTTCGTTTACGATCAAAAGTGATGCGTGACCCACGGACCAAGGCTGAGCTCTTGGTCAGGGCACGGTATCATAGAGTTGAAGATATAATTAGAAAGCGCTATGGTAGTATCTATATTCAAACGGTTTTGAATGTTGGTGATATTATAGTTGATGAGGAGGGTAAAGAATATGATATGTTTCAATTGCAAAGGGAATGGATATCTAAGGCTAAGGTTCGAGGGTGAAGAAGCGATCGAACAATGCAAAGTTTGTGACTCGCAGGGCGAAGTTAAGGATGATGAATACTATAGCCAGTCTTGGGACGACGGCGCAGGCAACCCTACCATCTACTACGGTCCGCCGCTTGACGCACAAGGAGATGAAGGCTTTAAAAACTACAAAATTTATCCCATCGAGCCCAGTGTCGACAGTACGTAAAGGCAAAGTTCCTTTTTAGTTGCGTAAGCTTCATTAATATACTATCCTTTGGGGCGAGAAATATTTTTTCATTTTTCACTCCCGAGAGTGTCCCTGCACTAGCTGATTGTTAGGTGGGGACACATAAAAGGAAAGGATAGTATGGCTGTTGGTTTATTAATTAAAGGAGCAGGTGCCGCAATAAAGGGCATTGGAAAAGCTTTAAAAGGTAAAAAAACTAAAGATCCTACCAAAGGTGCAGCTTCTGCATTTGTGAAAAGAAGAAAACAATTATCTCAAAAACCAAAAAAATCTCAAAAAGGTAAAGCATTAAAAGCTGGTGTGGCTGTTGGAGCAGGCGCATATGCAGCAGGTCAAATAGCTAAAGAAACTAAAAAACTTAAAAAACCCAAAACAATTAAACCTAAGTTAGGTCTACCTCCTAAAAGATAATGGCTGACCATCAAGAAATACTAAGGCAACGTGATTTGTTGGACACGATCCTCGCCTCACGGACCAATCAGTATGATCGGATTGAAAATATGAAAATTATGGATTCAATATATTTTAAAAAGAAACTTCCGAGTAATGTCGTGTTGTTTCCGTTACAAAGGATTAAACGATATGTCCATAGAACTACCAAGAAGCCCGATAAAAAAGGTTAGTAAGTGCAATAAATGCGGAGATGTCTCCGTAGAATTTTTCAATAAAATATTTGACAGAACTTATACCTCTGATGAATGGAATGTCATCATGTCAGAAGGCACAAAAGCATTGGAAAAAGCATTACAATTAGTGCGCAACGACCCTAAGTTTTTTGCTTAAACCTCCATTTGTATAGATGTTTTTACCCTCATCATGTTGTAAGGTAAATCATTAGACACCCGTGTTACCGTGTTACCATGTAACTTACAGCAGAATACTTAGGTTTTTAGGTAACATATACATATCTTTTCATGTTACCTCATGTTACCAAATATTGTTATTTTACGAAAAAAACTCGCATTTTGCATAATTTTTTATTATATTGAATTACTTTGGAAAAAACATCTATGGAAAGTAAAGAATTAACAACAGTCGAAATACCAGTTGCTATATCAGATACTTTGTACAAATCTAAACTTACAAAGAGACAGAGAAACTTTGTTTTACTTTTAGTGCATAGTGAGGGTGCAAAGTCTGCATCACAATGTGCATACGAAGCAGGATACGCCAAGAATAGTTGTAGGATTACGGCATCTGAGCTGCAGAACCCACGCCTGTTTCCAAAAGTTGTTGAAGCAATAAATGCTGAGATTTCTGCAAATTCTGAAAGATATAAATGTACAACAGAGAGGTCTCTTGCAGTCCTTCAACGCATTAGAGATAGGGCCATTGATAAGGATTTGTTAGGTAACGCTGTTGCAGCAGAGCGTGCCAGGGGAGAGTTGGTTAATCTTTATGATAAGAAACTTACTGTCATGCATGGATCTATTGAACAAATGTCTAGAGCAGAGGTTGAACAAAAGATTAAGGATATGATGAAGCAATATGATATTACAGACGAAGTTCAAGAAGTAGATGAAAATTTAATTGAACATACTGCTTGACTATCTAATTAGTTGGGAGTATATAGGGTTTAGGTCAATTAGCAGGAGCATACAAATGACTAGTCCCTAAACTAGTTGACCTGTAAAAAAGGAGAAAGTTATGCATGTAGATAAATACGTAGTGAATAATATTGGTACAAAGTGGACTAATGGTAAAAGTAAAAAAGGTCAGATACTTGATAGTCTTGATGGCACTGATGGTATTGATTTAAAAAAATTAGTTCCCTTGTTAGAGCAGTGGTTTGAAACTGTTACGGGTGGTTGGTCTGATAAAAAGGTTGAGTTAGTAATTAATGTTAAGGAGAATGAAAGATGAAAATTAACGAGGTAATGACTCCTATTCAAATGTTGCAAGTTGTTTCGGGTATTTGTAAAACTAACGGTAAAATAGATTGGAACAATACTGGTCAAACACCAGAAGAGGAGTTTAAATTTATTGCCAGTACAATTGATACTTACATAGATGAACAAGATAAAGGCAGTGAGGGGGCAAATCAAGATGGGTAAGAATTATGATTACACTCACATCTTTGATGGTGTGTATACGCCCGTTACGGAGTACACACCACTTCCCATGACAGAGCAGCTGTTTTGGAATCGTGTTGGTTGGTTAGAACAAGCTATGATTAGAGCAGATAATTTTGAGTTTCGTTTGTTGTGGTTTAACAAGTTGCAAGAACTTATGAAGTTACAGCCATGAATGATGATCAAGGTTGGCTATTTATTATTATAGGATTAATTATATTAGGTGGCTTAAAATATATTTTCTTTGTTGGGATTATTATTACAGCTTTACTTTACGCATTATGATTCCATAGCTCAGATGGTAGAGCAATTCACTTTTAATGAATGGGTCGCAGGTTCGATCCCTGCTGGAATCACCACATGAAACCAGAGTCAAAATTATGGCAAATGGTAAAGAAAAATATTCCAGATGTGCATTGGACTAGGTTGGAATCTTGGGCTATGCCAGGTGTACCAGATGTTTATGGCATCCAGGAAGGTGTAAGTGTTTTTGTGGAGTTAAAAGTAACTCGGAGTAATAAAATTAATTTATCGCCCTTTCAACAAAACTGGCTTTACAACCATTATTTGCATGGTGGGCGAAGTTTTATTATGCTTCAGCACCTCGAACAAAGGTTACTGCGTGTTTTTCCGAGCTCCATTCTCCATTCTCCATTGCGCATCACCAGCGAACCGCAGTTAAAAGTCAGTTACACAGGTTCCGCAGCTGGTGCAGCCTGGGCACGGGTGTCAGAGTTCCTTCTCCATTCTCCATTGCCAAGAAACGCCGAAGATCCGTTACTATAGTTGTCGGAGTCAGTCCACCCTGGTAGCTGCTGCAGCTAATCAGTTCTCCATCTGCATTGTAGACCAATGGCTTTTGGTAGGAAATGTAGTAACAGGAGTCAGGGGCACACCCTGCTGGTACAGGAACTTCGTGTGGGAAAATAATCTTCATTTTGCCCTTGACTATCTAATAAGATGGGACTATATAAGTAACAGGGGACGAGCCCTGCTGAAGGTCCTTCGGGATCAGTGGTAGCTCCCAGCTAATCCAGATTAACAACAGAGAGGCGTCTGGCGTCCCTGCGCAAAAGAAAGGTAGAACAATGACTGAAGCACTAGAGAAAGATTACGAGAAGACATGCGCAGAGCGCATAGATGAACAATGGCAGCAGAGGCGCAAAGATTTAGAAGACCCTGAGTTCGAAGGCCTGGGCTTTGACTACGTTGAACCGCATACATTCACCGACCAGATAGAAGGATACTGGCGTTGGCAGTTCTCCTGGGGCGGGCCCAGCGACGAGCTACGTGCATACGTTAACGAGAATAAAGAAATCCATCGCCTTGAATACTGGTTCATGGACTGGATGGATGGTGCTAAGCTGGAGCTGCAGCAGGAAGCTGAGTGGGAGAGAATGCAGGAAATGGTGCATTGCGCATCATGAACTGGATGATTGTTTC